ATTAACAACAGTGGAACCGCCACCAAGATACTCAGGACGCTGCAAACGAGCGTCTGGACTAATAACTCCAAAATGAGAGCGAATAATTTCAGTATAACGTGTACCTCCACGGGCGTCCCTTTCCAATAATTTTTGAATTTGAAATGACTGACGTAATTGATTAATTGTTGCGGCAGTAGCAGCCGATAAATCGGCATACATAGGATTCAATGTTCCACTAACGTCATTAGCAACAGCAACTCGACCACCACCATCTAAACCCATTGCATATTTAACATTTGGGTTAGTAGATGTATAGATACTTAATCTGTTATTACCTGTAGGATTACCATCGGTATATATAGGTGCACTTGTTCCTAATGGTAATTTGACGGAAGTCCCTTTTTGGGGCCAAGGCAATGCACTAGTAAAATAATCATGACGCTTACCGCGCCGTAATAAAGCATAATCTGTATATGTATCAGGTCCATCACCTTTATGAACCGTTACAGAATTCTGCATATTCTGATCTCTAAACCACTCGTTATAAATCAAATTATAAGCACGAGGCCAAAACGCACATACACTTACTGTATTACCTGACCCTACTTGACCAACAGTGGGTAATCCCATGTAATCATATAAACCACCAGTAGGGAACCCGTTAGCAGGGCTAACAATCTGAGGAACCGTATATGAAATAGAATCACCCGGATCTTCTTGTTCACCCATAAACTTCTGCCAATTGTTCCAAATTAAACGATTGGGCACAAAGAAAAAGAAACTATCCATATGCATGTTATCCATGATTGGATATAAAGGAGTAGCAAGACGTGCAAATGCCGTCATCTTTAAATTAAAAGTATCGCCCGGTAGTACTTCGTCAACATACACAGGAATCAAATAGCCTGCATCAAAAGTAGTCTTATGAGTCTTTTGTGCTTTGAACTTACTACGGGGAATATCCGCTTTAGGAATCATTGCAAACTGATGCACATCTACCGAACGATTGCGAAACATACTATCTCCTTAAGAATTACTTAATTTTTACATCTTTACCACGAACTATTACAGTAGGGTTTTCCCTAAGTTCGTATCTACCTAATGAATCGTCAAATACACCTAATTCATACAAATCAAAATCATCTGGATGATTAAATAACTGATTGTCCTTATCTTCACGATTTACTTCATCCGTAAACGATCTGATAGCAACTCCCAATGACTGTAGATACATTGGTCGACCAAACGCCTCGGCGGCTGAATCTTTAACACTTACAATAACTGATAACATAAATACTCCTAAGCTAAACTACGTTTTAATAAACTTAACCGAGCTTTTGCAATTGTCTCTTTAACAACTAACCTAGCATCGGTATTATCTTCAAAGTTCTTCTTAGCTGAATCTATACGCTTTTGTTGAACTTCTTCCCATTCATATGGGTTCAACTTCTCATATTGCAAGTCATAATACTTAGGAGGCTTAACTTTTTTTCCATTAATAATCACATAATCATGTGGATATACATCTGACTTAAACTTCATAAACCACTCTGCACCTATACCGCCGGGATCGCCTTTAACTTTAGGCTTTAAACTCATTTTATTATATTCAAGCTTACGCTTAACAATCTCACCAGTCTCTAAATCAGTAAATATATACTTTCCAAATAATGGAGAATCTTCATTATTTATCTTCTTCATAATATATCTAGCAACATATGCACTAGACTCAAAGGTTACATCTCCAATACTCGAAAAGCCATTTGTCCATAATTTTTCAAGCTCTGCGGATCTATAAAGCTTACTACCACTTGAAGTGGTTTTGTGGTACTTTCTATCTGAAAAATCAATTCCGAACAAAATGGCATGGAAGTGAGGTCTATCAAACTTCTCACCATACTCTCCGCACATGTAAAATCTACAGTAACCAAATTTCTTCCTTAGCTTTTTCATAAAAAGCTGAAAATCACGATGATCTAAACTTCTATTACGAGGTAAATGATCGTCATCATAAGTTAACGTGATAAAACAATTGTTTTCATGAAGCTGAGCTTCATGTAAACATCGCATAGCCCACTGTCGGCTACGCTCTAAACGACACCCAACACACTGACCGCAAGGCAATGATAATGATCGACTAATGTCGAAATATCGCCTTTCGCTAAAAACTACCTGACCGTCTACTGTCTGATATGCCGCTATCGGGTGATAGCATGGCAATTACAGTCTCCAACCGCCACGCATAGGATTCATACGCATATTTGGGGCTTTCGTGCGACGCACGTTCCGCTTAAACATACCTGCTGACTTCCTTTTGTTAACATAGTTTCGACGTAGCATAACTTCTCCTTGTGGTATTTGGTGTCACCTAGCACAGTTACATCAAGTAAGTCACTGTGCTTCGGGGGACTTCGTCTCCCCGACCGGTGTTTCTGAAGGCTCAGAAATGGGCTTGGCAGCTATTAAACCTAATTTAATAGCTTCTTCACGATTTTCCTCATTATCAAGAAAATCGATTAATTGAGCGGGGTCGTTATTAAATCGACTCCGCATCTGGGCTGGCAGCTCCATAAAATCATCTTGGGCTGCCAATACGGCATTAACTGCCGAATGATAGTCCAAAACCCCTGTAAAATCCCCATATTGGGGACTTAAAGGTTTACCGGGTAATATATGGTGTACGCAAAAATGGTAATTTTTTATCTTTCATACTCATAGACCTAGTTCCGCCCCAATAAAATTGGTGCGGTTATCTTAAACCTTTCTGTATAGTATCCAAATTAGGCAACCACAAACTCTGTGGGCCTTTATTAGCACCACTTCTATGCATTTCTACAAAATGCTCTAGTACACGCTTTAAATCTCTATACCATGCAGGGTCCGCGCTTGGCGCGATACCCTTCTTAGTTAATTCTGCTAATGCACTTTGCTGAGCACCTGCTGCCGCGCTATATTCAGCATTAGCTAAGGACTGTTTAATTAAAGCTTCAACTTGTGGTCCATACTGTTTATAACCTGCCATCTTAGATAACTCTACAATCTTCTGCGTATTTGTATAATCCGCTTGCTCTAAAGTCGCTTTCTCTTGCGCTCTTATTAATCTAGCTTGTGTCTCTAATTGGTAATTTTGTGCAGCACTTGCAGTTGCTTGCCCTAATACATTCTGTACCGGAGCCATAGCACCTGCAGGACTGCTAGCACCACCCAATTTCGCACTAAGCATTGGATTTAAGCCTGCAGCAATTAAATCCTTAACTTCACGCTGATGAGCCGTACTACTCATACGCTCTTGAAAATCCATCTGGCTTCTTGCTTGTGCAGCAGAAGCCTTGTTCGCTTCGCTCGCACCAAGATATGAACCAACTGCCCCAATCGCTGATGGGGCTAAACTACCCCAACTAAATGGATCTGCCTTTGCATCTGAATGTGCAACCATATCCTGAATGGGACTGCCGTGACCTCCTTGGTCAGCGTCCCAATTAGGAATCATCGGGGGAATTCCTTGACTACCAAGGAACATATTCCCCACTGAACTAAGAATAGATCCAAACATATTAGAAATGGTCGATCAAGCCGGGTACAGAGTACATCGGCATTGGACGAGCCATAGTAATATCAAAGAAACTATCAAATAAAAACTGTTGTCCGTTTGCAGATGCACCTACGGCAACAACACGATCAACAGGTGGCGTATCTTGAATAAACGTATTATTCAAAGTTGGCAATGACGTAAACTTCTGAGCCAAATGCCAAGCATCTAACGTACCACTTGTCGTTGATCTAAATAAACCAGTAATCATCGATGGCTTGTAACGATACTCAGCCCATCTCTCCTGATAACCAAAAACATCATTATCTGCACTATTACCACGTGCATAAATCTCTTTATTAAGAATAGCTTGTTCACCAAGCGTAGCAAATGCAGGAAAATAAAAGTCGTAACGTGTAGACCTTGACCACATACGTGGAAGGCCCTGCTGATAAGTTAAATCAGCACGAACCGACACTAAACCAATAATAACACCATGCTCTACAAAGCTTTGCGTAAATCCATGACCACTTGCGAGTGACGTGCCCATAGCCGCAAGATTACCCAGAACTGTAGAACCTCCAGAAAGATTGGTCGCACTCGTTTGGGCAATAGGATTGATATTAACAACAGTGGAACCGCCACCAAGATACTCAGGACGCTGCAAACGAGCGTCTGGACTAACAACTCCAAAATGAGAACGAATAATTTCAGTATAACGTGTACCTCCACGAGCATCCCTTTCAAGTAATTTTTGAATCTGAAATGATTGACGTAATTGATTAATTGTTGCTGCAGTAGCTTGAGATAAATCGGCAAATAAAACCGTATCAGCAGCAGGAGTTGAAAAAGAATCAATACTAATATAAGTTGTATTTGATGCTACTAAACGTGGTACACCATTTGCATCATTAACAGATAAAGAAACCGCATTACCACGTGACGTTGCAATCGGTGCAGATGTTCCTAATGGTAATGATACGGAAGCACCTTTTTGAGGCCAAGGCAATGCACTTGTAAAATAATCATGACGCTTACCACGACGTAATAACACATAATCTGTATAAGTATCTGGACCATCACCTTTATGTACAGTCACAGAGTTTTGCATATTCTGATCTCTAAACCATTCGTTATAAATTAAATTATATGCACGTGGCCAAAAAGCACAAACACTTACTGTATTACCACTACCAACTTGTCCAACAGTTGGTAAACCCATGTAATCGTACAAACCACCGGTAGGAAAACCGTTAGCAGGACTAACAATCTGAGGAACAGTATAAGAAATAGAATCACCCGGATCTTCTTGTTCTCCCATAAATTTCTGCCAATTATTCCAAATCAAACGATTAGGCACAAAGAAAAAGAAACTATCCAAATGCATGTTATCCATGATTGGATATAAGGGTGTAGCTAAACGGGCAAATGCCGTCATCTTTAAATTAAAAGTATCGCCCGGTAGTACTTCGTCAACATACACAGGAACCAAATAACCTGCATCAAAAGTAGTTTTATGAGTCTTTTGTGCTTTGAACTTACTGCGGGGTATATCCGCTTTAGGAATCATTGCAAACTGATGCACATCTACCGAACGATTGCGAAACATACTATCTCCTTAAGAATTACTTAA